GTAACACTAATACAACATATTACGCAGCAACAGACGCTTCTGGCAATTGGGAAACTGGTGTTGGTACTTATTCCACAACTGGCCCTACGCTAACTCGCACGACAATTCTTTCTTCTAGTAATTCTGGGAGCGCAGTTACTTTCTCTGGCACAGTCAATGTATTCGTAACTTACCCATCGGAACGTTCTGTTTATTCAAACGGCACTAATATCGTGCCAGATAACGCCGCTACTTTGTTAGCTACATCGGGCGGTACAGGGCAAAGTTCTTACGCCGTAGGTGATTTGCTTTATGCCAGCACAACAACAGCTTTGTCCAAGTTGGCCGATGTTGCTACAGGTAATGCGCTAATTTCTGGTGGTGTTGGTGTAGCGCCAAGCTATGGCAAGATTGGTTTGACGACCCACGTATCCGGCACTCTGCCAACAGCCAACGGCGGCACCAACCTTACTTCGTTTACAGCCAATGGTATTGTTTACGCTTCGTCCAGCAGTGCGCTTGCCACGGGATCAGCCTTAACTTTTAACGGTACTGCTTTAGCAACAACAGGTTCTTTTACTTCAGCGGGCGTAAGTAACTCTGGCAATCTAACCTTTACTGGTACAGGCAGTCGCATTTTGGGTGACTATACCAACGCGACAGTTACTAACCGCACCAGCTTCCAAACTAGTACAACAAACGGCACCACAGGTATTTACGCGCTGCCAAACGGAACGTCCACTGCGGCTTCATGGCAAGCGACAAACGCAGCCGACCCCACTAACGCAAGCAAGATTCTAATTGCCACTAACGCTAGTACCGATGTGCAGCTTGTATCAGGTATTAACGGGACAGGTACATATTTGCCTCTGGCTATCTTTAACGGGGGCGTTGGTCGTTTTATTATTGGTACTTCTGGGCAGTTTGGTATTGGCCCAACAGCTACGGTGTCTTATGGGACGGCGGGGCAAGTACTGACATCTGGTGGACCGTCTGCGGCTCCTTCGTGGACTACAGTTGCACCTGACGTGCAAACATTTAGCACTGCCGGTTCCGGCACTTGGACAAAACCGGGTTCGGGCAATTTTGTCCGCATTCAAATGTGGGGCGGTGGTGGTGGTGGGTCTCGATCTGGAACAGCAACTAGTACCTCTGCTGGTGGCGGTGGCGGGTATTACGAAACTACTGTCCCTATTGCTTCAATGGGCGCAACTGCGGCAGTAACAGTTGGCGCTGCTGGTGTTGGTAGGACTGCGTCTGCTGGTGTAGGTACTGCTGGCGGTAACTCTGGCGTAACGCTAGGTAATGGGTTAACCGTATATGTAAGTGGTGGGCAGGGTGGGCAAGCGTTAGGTGAAGGGGGCTATGGTGGCTATGGCGCAATAGTTTTTGATACGACACTTTTGCCAGATAGAACAACAAGTCCAACTAACCTTCAAACTATCGGTGCTGGTAGCGGCAGCGGCGGAGCTGCCCAAGATGGTTATAGCTATACAGGTGCTGGTGGAGGTGGTGGCGCTGGTAGCGGTAACGGCGGTGCTAGAGGCGGTTGGGGTGGTGGCGGCGGTACTCGCGGAACAGGTGCTGGCGGGACATCGATATTTGGTGGGGCAGGGGGTAACTCCGCAGGTGCGGGTGTTCAACCGGGTGGTGGTGGCGGGTGTTCCACAGCAATTAACACAAACGCCACTGATGGCGGTGCAGGTCGAGTGATTATTACGACGTATTAAGGTGATTTATGAATACTTATGCAATGGTAAACAGCCAGACAAACAGAGTTGACAATGCGATTATATGGGATGGTGTTACGCCTTATACCCCGCCAGAAGGCTACACTCTTGTAAAAATTCCTGAGCCAAATGAAACAGAGCCCACACCCGGTATTGGGTGGTTTTATATTGATGGCGCGTTTGTTGAAACACCTGCTGAAACAATGTAACCGATGTGGACCCACTCACCCTACTAGCTGCTGCTAACGCTGCTGTTGCGGCGGTAAAGAAAGGATGCCAGTTATACAAGGACATCAAAGGCGCGGCGGGGGAAGTAAAAGATGTACTGGACGATTTAAAGGCGCAGTTTCACAAGATACCGAATCCGACGAACGCGCAGAAGATTCAGTACAACGAAGAAGTACAGCGGGTGCAGGAGATTGCCAAGGCCGACCCGAACGATGTGTTTATCCAGATTGGTAATGATCTGGGCGCGTTGATGGATGAGTACGACAAGATTGGCAAAGTGTTCTTGCAGCAAGAAGCAGAGGCGCAGCAGGTTTATACAGGTACGGAGTCGATTGGCAAACGCGCACTGATGCGCGTCATAGTCCGGTCAAGGCTGGATGCGATGTTAGCTGAACTGCGTGAGACGATGGTCTACAAAGCGCCAGCGGAACTAGGCGACTTGTGGGGCAAGTACGAAAAGATGTGGCGTCAGATTGTTGTTGAGCAGGACGAAGCACACAAGCGCGAAACTGCAAAGATGCAGATAGAAGCGGCGCAAAGACGCAGACGGATAAGAAAAAGGAAAGAGGAAGCAGTATGGGTTGGAGCAATCCTTTTCGTCGTGGCGTGGTACGTCGGAGTCCTCCTCCTACTTCGTCTGAGTCAGACGTACCGTGGGCATTACTTGTCGCCGTGGTGGTCTTGTGTTTTGTGCTAGTGATTGCACTGCCTGTGATGGGTGTAATGTACATGGATATGAACAATGCGCTGTACCGTGCGGAGCAAGAGACCCGCAAGATGAAAGAGTTGCGGCTAAAGGTTATTCGTGAAATGAGGGGTGAAGAATGAACGATGCAACTGACTGGATGACAACAAAGTGGCGTCCGATGATGGCGATCACTTACATGATTATCTGCCTGTGCGACTTTGTGCTGTTTCCTATCCTGTGGACAATTGTGCAGTTCTGGGAGACACAAGCTGCTAACGACGCTTTCCGTGAGTGGACTTCCTTGACCTTGCAGTCAGGCGGCTTTATACATATTACGTTCATGGCAATCCTTGGCATCTCCGCTTGGACACGCGGGCAGGAAAAGATCGAGTCAATCAAAGCCGGGAAAGAAGAAAATGCCTAGCCCCTACGTTATTATCGGTGCGCTTGTTTTTGCTATCTGCTCGTACTTCTACGGGCATCATACGGGTGTGCAGGTAACCAAGGCGGAGTGGGAAAAAGAGAAGGCCGCAGCCGCTATTGAAGCTGGCAAAGTGCTGGCAGCAGAGCAAGCTAAGGTGGCGGAGTTTGAACACCTACTGGCAAACACACAAAACAGAGTGGAGAAGGTTTATGTCGATAAAGTTAGAACTGTTGAAGTGGAGCGCACTCAGTTGGTTAATACTGCTCGTACTGACGGGTTGTTCATCGACGCCGCGTGTCCAGACAATAGTAACCCCGTGCCCAGTGCTGCCCCCAGTACCATCAGCGATAATGGAGGAAAGAAAGCCCGACTTTCAGGAGAGGCTGCGGAAGCTCTTATCGCCATCGCAGCAGACGCCGACGAAATCACCCACCAACTAAAAGCTTGTCAGGAGATACTGAGAAATGAAAGAGAACTTCAACGAAGCCCTTAAAGCCATCCTGAAACACGAAGGTGGTTACGTAAATCATCCATCCGATCCGGGTGGCCGAACCAATCTGGGCGTAACTCAAAAAGTCTGGGAAGAGTGGGTAGGTCATCCTGTTGACGAAAAGGCAATGCGGGCACTGACTCCTGAAGTGGTGGGTCCTATGTACAAGAAAAAGTACTGGGACGCTGTGAAGGCGGACGAGATGCCTGATGGTCTGGACTACCTGATGTTTGACTTTGCGGTTAACGCAGGTCCCGGGCGTGCAATCAAGACCATGCAGAAAGCTATCGGCACAACGCCGGACGGTGCTATCGGCCCCAAGACCATGCAAGCATTAAAAGATGCCAATCAGAGCGAATTAGTGGCAAAATTCAGTGCAGAAAAGGAAGCGTTTTACCGCAGCCTGCCTACGTTTGGCACGTTCGGTAAAGGGTGGCTGCGCCGGGTGGCAGAAGCCAAGACCCACGCAGAAACCATGCTGGCTTAATAAGGAAATCCGATGCCAAGTACATACTCCCCCGATCTACGGATCGAACTCATCGCAAATGGTGAGCAGTCTGGTACGTGGGGTACCACGACCAACAATAATCTCGGGACGCTGATTGAGGATGCTATTTCCGCAACGGCATCGGTTTCTGTCACATCAGCAGCTCAAGCATTGACCGCTCTTAACGGTGCGGCTGATCAGTCGCGGTGCGCTTCACTGCTTTTGACGACAATTACCACGGATAACTTTGCGGTATATGTACCGCCAACGGCGCAGAAACTATACGTGGTGTACAACAACTCAAGCTACATTGCGACGGTTTATTGCTCGACTGTTCTTGGTAATACAACCGCAGCCGGTACAGGTGTATCAATCCCTGCCGGTAAAAAAGTTTTGCTGCGTAGCGATGGCACCAATATCACTGAGCAGATGAACCACATAGTGGGTAGCTTTTCTGTTGGTGGAGATGTAACTGCCGGTTCAGCGCGTCTTAGCGCAACCTATAGCCAACCTGCTGGCACAACGGCTACGTTTACTGTAACTAACACCTATTCCGCCAGCGATGTTGTTTATATCGCCACCACCTCGGGCACATTCCCATCAGGTGTGTACACAATTACCGGCGCAACAAGCGCAAACTTTACGGTTACTGCGGCGTCAGTTGCTACCACTATCACAGGCAACGCGCTTATCACTGACGATGCCCTAACTATTAACAGTATCATTCAGCCCGGTGTAATCATCGATGGCTCAAGCACTCTTCCCGCCCTGCGCGTAACTCAGACGGGTTCTGGCAATGCGCTGCTAATTGATGACTCCACAAACCCCGATGTCACACCGTTTGCAGTAAACGCGTCAGGCCAAGTGGGTATCGGTGTCGCTTCTCCAGCGACTAATCTTGATCTTAGCGGCGGCGCTGCTGCTTCGTTTGCCGTTCAAGTTAGTAGGGCTAATGGCACTGCCGCTACGCCAACGGTGGTTGCTAGTGGTGATGACCTTCTGACTGTTACTGCTCGTGGGTACGATGGCACTAATTACATCAACGCCGCGCAGATTCTGATGGAAGTTGGCGGCACCCCCGGCACGAACGACATGCCCGGTGCGATTGCTTTTAGCACTACTTCCGATGGCGCAAGCTCACTTACTGAAAAAGTCCGCATCACTAGTGAAGGCGCGGTAGGTGTTGGTACAGCTACCCCAACGACCGCGCTTGAAATTTCAGGCTCCACGAACCAAGCAGCATCAGGAACTGCTTCATCAATCTCTGGCACCACGTTGACTGTTGGCGGCACTGTTGTGTCTGGCTTTGCTGTCGGGCAAGTTATCTGGGGTACCAATGTTGCGCCAAATACATACATCACCGCGTTGGGTTCGGGTACTGGCGGTGCGGGTACTTATACGGTTAGCGTTTCTCAAACAGTAGCCTCTACCACAATTTACGCAGTATCGGCGCAGTACAACCGTATTCGTATCACTGACACAGACACCGCTGTTACTGCTAACCAGCCTGTTGGTACGCTGGAGTTTTACGGCTCCGATGCTTCTACACCCGGCGCAAGTGTCAAAGGGTTTATTCAAACGCTTAATGAATCCACTACTCCAGATAGCGCATTAATATTTGGCACTTACGACAACGGCAGCGGTAACGTCACTGCAACGGAAAAACTTCGTGTCTCATCTAGTGGATTAGCGTACGGTACGTACTCTACTATGGGTAACGGCGTTATACCGTTACAGTCTTACTATAGGCTGGCTTCTGATTACGCCGGGGCTAATGTAACAACCGCGCAGAATATTTTTGGGGTGGGCGTACCACTAGCGGCTAGTACGACGTACGCGTTTGAAATGGTATTTGTGTTATTGAAGACTGCGGGGACTACAAGCCATACTATATCGTTGTCCTTTGATATTGGCTCAGGCACTTTTGTAGATATGGATTATTTACTTACTGGTGTATTTAGAAATAACCCGACTACAACTATTGCTGTTCCTGATGTAGTCCTGTACTCGCAAGTTGCAACTGCTACACCAATAACTGGCGCGTTAGCGGTAGCGGCTATAAATTTTACTGGGCTTGTTAAAGGCACGTTCTCTGTGGGTACCGCAGGTACGTGGACACCGCGATATACATTATCTGCTGCTCCCGGCGGCGCGTACTCAACACTTGCTGGGTCGTATGTGAATGTTTACCCGCTAGGCCCGTCTGGCGCTGCAATTAATATTGGTGGCTGGGTATAAGGAGTAGGCCGTGCCTCTACAACAATTACAGTTTCGTCCCGGCGTTAATCGAGAAGGCACGACGCTTTCTAACGAAGGCGGCTGGTATGACTGCGACAAGGTGCGGTTTCGCTCTGGCTACCCTGAGAAAATCGGCGGCTGGACTGCGATTTCGACAGCCACTTTCCAAGGCGTGTGCCGGTCACTGTGGAATTGGATCACGTTAAAGCAGTACAACCTGCTGGGTGTCGGCACTAATCTGAAGTTCTATGTGGAAAACGGCGGCGCTTACTACGACATCACGCCAATTAGAGAGATTAACGGCAACACTCCCTCTGCCGGACCGCCTGTAGTTAACGCTTCTACTATTACTCTTACTGCTGCTGATTTGGTGATGACCGTGTCAGACAGTGCGGCGGAGAACCTGCAAGTTGATGATTTTGTCACCATATCAGGTGCTGGAACTATTGGCGGGGTGGATGTAAACGGGGAGTATCAGATTGTTTCTGTACTTTCAGGCACTTCGTATACCGTTGCGCTAACTACCTCCGCGACAGGTACTAACTCCGCTTCCACAATACAGATTGCATATCAGATCAACACTGGCTATGCCATAACCACAACTGGCACAGGTTGGGGCGTTTCTCCTTGGGGTAGTTTTGTACTAGGTTCGACTTCAACAACATTGAACGGGGCAATTACTGCCAGCAGTACAACAATTACAGGCGTATCTACAGACTCTTTTGGTGCTTCGGGGGTTGCGTTACTGGGCGCTGCCACATCGCAGACGATAAAAACATCTCTGCCCGCACAAATAACTGCTTCGGCAACCACAATTACAGTTCAATCTACAAACTACTTTGGCGCTAGTACGCCGACCAACCAATACCGGTTTGCTTCTTCTGGGTCAATACTGATTGATAACGAAATCATTACGTACACTGGATTAGGTTCAACAGGCACTACATTTACTGGGTGCACTCGCGGCACTTCTGGCACTACAGCGGCTATTCATACAGCCGGTTCCGTGGTGTATCAGAATCCATTAGAAGACGTTTATTTTGGCGCTAACAATACGACGACTGACGTTCTTAGTACATTAACTCGGGGGTACGACGGTACAACAGCGAGAGGCTTTCCAACCGCTACCCCAATGTACTTAGCAACTTCTTTCACCGGCTGGGGCGAAGGCTATACTTCTGGCGTTAATTTACAGTTGCGCCTATGGAGCCAATCTAACTTCGGTCAAGATTTACTGTTCAGTCCTCGGGGTGGCGCTCTTTACTTGTGGCAACCGGGAAATGCTGCAACTCCTGCGTTTACTACTCGTGGAGAGGTTGTCCCCGGCACATATACGCCGACCAAGATTAACCAGATTATGGTGTCTGACACCTCACGGATTACGATTGCCTTTGGTTGCAACGACCCAAGTGGCACATACGCGACGACTGAACTTGACCCACTGCAAATACGCTGGACAGCACAGGAAAGCTATACCGACTGGACACCTAGCACTACAACCCAAGCGGGCGACTACCGGCTTTCCCACGGCTCAGAAATCATCAGCGCCTTGCAGACTCGTCAGGAGATCGTAATCTGGACTGACTCGGCTATTTACGCCATGCAGTATCTGGGGCCACCGTTTGTGTACGGTTTTACTCTTCTTGCTGACAATATTTCTATCGTGTCCCCCAACGCTGTGGCAACCGCTGCTGGTTCGGTTTACTGGATGGGTGTCGATAAGTTCTACAGCTACACAGGTCGTGTGGAGACGCTGCCATGCTCGGTGCGTACGTACATCTTTGGTGATATTAACCGTGAGCAGTTTAACCAGTGTTTTGCTGGGACAAGCGAGGGTTACTCGGAGATTTGGTGGTTCTACTGCTCCGCAAACAGTGATGTAATTGACCGCTACGTCATCTTTAATTATCTGGATCGTGTCTGGTACTACGGCACTCTGGGGCGTACGGCTTGGCTAGACTCCCCGTTGCGCGACTATCCACAAGCGGCTACAGAGGACAACAATATTGTGTTCCACGAATACGGAGTAAACGACGCTACCGATCCTCAAAACCCCGTGCCTATTTCATGCTATGTGCAGTCTTCGGACTTCGATATTGGTGACGGGCACAACTATGGTTTTGTCTGGCGTATCATCCCGGATATTACGTTTGACGGTTCAAGTACGGGTGGAGAGACAACAGATAACCCTGTGGTGAACTTTACCGTGCGCCCACGCCAGAATCCCGGCTCCAACTACGGCCCTACGAATAGTCCAACGGTTACGTCAGCGCAACCTTACGCTGGTACGACTACCTACAACGTGCAGCAGTTTACGGAGATTATTTACACCCGCATCCGTGGCAGACAGATGGCGTTTAAGGTGGAGTCAAATACGATTGGGACTCAGTGGCAGTTGGGCGTACCTCGTCTTGATGCCCGCCCAGATGGTAGGAGATAACTATGCCGATTAAAGCGCCCGCGCTTCCCTTCGCCCCGGTTGAGTATCAGCGGGAGTATCAGGATCAACTAAACAACATCCTGCGCCAGTACTTCGAACAGCTAAACAACCCCGGTGCAATATCAGGGTCAGCAGAGGCAGTAGGCACCACCAAGGTAATTGCAGCGTTGAACTTTAGCCAACCCGACGGCTCGGGGGGCACTGTCTATAGCTTCCCCACACAGGCTGACTTATCAAACCTGCGGGTTGGCGATGTGTACGTGGACACTTCGGCTAGTAATGTCCTCAAGATGAAAATATGAGAGAGACTCTATACAAGGATGAAGAAGTTGTCTTTCTATGCGACTATTTGTTCCACAGGACAAAAGTGGCGCTGCATTTAAATATAGCCGAGGGGGCGTGGTCCCCCTCTAAATTCAAGCGGTACCGCAGTATCTTTACTAATATCGTCGCGCCGGGGCTAAAGACCGAAGGGTACAACGAAGTATATGCAACCCCCTTCGAGAATGACGTAAAAGCGCGTAAACTTATCAAAATGTTTGGTTTATACGAGTACGGGCGCAGTCAGACCTACGGTCTAGTACTCATGAAACGGGAGATTTAACATGCCACAAGTCGTCGCCGCCGCCGTTGCGGAAGCCGCCGCCGCTGAAGCCGCTACTGTTGCCGTCTCTACCACCGCCGCTGAAGTTGCCACTGCTGAAGCCGCTCGTCAAGCCGCCGCTGAAGCCGCACGTCAAGCCGCTATGGAAACCGCTAAACAACAGGCGATCCAGCAAGGTACACAGCAAATGGCCCAGCAAGCCACCCAGCAAGGTCTACAGCAAACTGGGCAACAAGTTGGCGCAGAAGCTCTTCAACAAGGTCTAGGTCAAGCTGCACAGCCACTGCCACCGGCTGGCCCTCCGGGCGGTACACCGTTTACCCCGCCTACTACTCCCCCTCCTCCTGCACAGCCTCTGCCTCCGGCTGCCCCTCCTGCTAACCCACCAATCCCGCCCGGTGGGCCTGAAGCGGGAGGTCAGATGGCTCGTTACCAGACTATGGACCCGACAAAACTTAAAGGTTTAGATGCCGCTAAGTTTGACGCTATTAACGGTACTACGTTACCTGAGAACGCGTTTCCGGGTAATTTTATCGATAAAGTTGGCGCAGAGGTTGCAAAAGACGTTGGTACAACTGCTGCGGAAAAAACTCTTACAAGCAAAATTGGTCAGGGCTTTACTGATGCCATGAAGTGGATGGGTAAGAACCGAATGGAGACAGGACTCGGTCTCATGTCGGCTGGGCAGTATTTGAACCAGCCTGAAACACCAGAAAAAAAGAAGTACAAGAACACGGTAGATATGTCTGGGTTTCAGCCGTCTGTACCAGTACAGCAGCCGTTTCAGCGTTCTTATGAATGGAAAGGCTACGCAGTGGGTGGGCAAGTTGAACGGATGGCAGCGCAAAATGCGGTGGGCGCTAATACTGGCTATCCGATGGCAAACCTGCAAACGCCTATGTACGCAAATCCTGCGATCCAGCGCCCTGAAGCTACAAACGTAGTGGCTCCTAGCGTTGATGCGGGGGTTGGTTCATATAGTGGTGAGCCACGGTTTGCCGGAGGCGGCTTGTCTGAAGAAGAGCGTAGGGAGTACGGGCTTACAACTAGTAAAGAACGCGCAGCACGTGGACTAACACAGTCTTACCTTGACCTAGAAAAGCAACGCGCACAAGAGCTTGAAAAAGCTAAATCGATTGGCGACAAGTTTGATGAGGGCATTATCCCCCGCAGCAGAACCCAGCAGTTGACTAGCCCTTATTCTGCCGCTATGACTGAGTATGCAAGACTGGCTAAAAAGTCTAAAGTACCGGTAGCTGAAATGCCTAAGACTAACTTAGGCGACATTGATAATTACATGGACACTCCGATTGACGCAGCGCAAGGCGGCATCATGCACGGCGCGCAGCAGTATGCTAAAGGCGGGGAAACTCAGTATGGTCGTCCTGTTCGTGCTGCTGATTTTGCTACTAACGCTAGAAACTCTGAAAACTATTTTCGTGCTGAAGCTGCGGGCGGAAGAAACCCAAATTATGCAAGAGCAAAAGCACCCGAGGTATCACTTCCTGCATATAGCGCCCCTGTACAGCAAGCCACATATACACCCATGTCCTATCAAGACAATTCGTCATATCAAATGCCCCAACTCCAGTCTCAACAACGGGCTGATATGAACGGCTTTTATGATTATATGGACCAGCAACTTGGTAATTATGGTAACTACGGGTATGCATCGGGCGGTATCATGCATGGCTTGGGCGGCTATTCTGATGGTGGACGTTTATTGAAAGGACCCGGCGATGGAGTATCTGATTCTATTCCTGCTGTTATTGGTGATAAGCAGCCCGCTCGTCTTGCTGATGGCGAGTTCGTGGTGCCTGCTCGAATCGTATCGGAATTGGGAAATGGAAGCACAGAGGCAGGAGCAAGAAAACTCTACGCAATGATGGAGCGGGTGCAAGCGTCGCGTAAGAAGAGCATAGGCAAGAAGAAGGTAGCAGTAAACAGCAAATCAGATAAACACTTACCAGCGTAACGATGCCTTTATATCAAATACACCCTAATCAGTTACCCCAAGTTTGGCCTATAGCGGCTCCGTTGTTACAACGTGCGATTGATCTTGATCCAGATTTAAACAAGCTTGAGTTGCTTGAATATGCTATCCGTACTGGGCGTACTTATTTAGTAGTGTGGGAAGAGCCGGGCGAAGGCATTACTGGGGCAGCGGCGATAGATATTCTTGATTACCCGACGCAGCGCGTTGCGCACGGTAATTTAATGGGCGGTAAAGGTATTGTGCGTCCTCACGTTATTGAGGAGTTGTACAACTGGATGAGGGCACACGGCGCTACAGTCGCACAGTTGTGGGCTAAGGGATCAATAGTCCAGATGTACGAGAAGATCGGGATGGAAGTAACCCATCAAGTATTGAGGAAAAAATTATGATTATCCGCAACAAGTTCAACGGCTACGTAAACGGTAACAACCGACTCTACCCCGGCGGTGGCGGTGGCCCCACTCAGTCTTACTCTCAAACTTCAAATATCCCTGAGTATGCGCGGCCGTACGTTGAGCGCATGATGGGCGCTACAGAAAAACAAGTTTATAACTATAACGACAAAGGAGACATAACTGGCTTCCAACCGTA